TCTGCAACCTGCATTCGGGTCCGTGGATGCAATTTGAGGGCTTCATTTTTGGCATACCAGTTGAGTGCATCCCATTTACCAGTAATTGCACGTCCGGCTCCCCACCAGTCAGCTACCATCTCCCGCCAAAACTTTTCAGCCATCGGCAGAGGGTCTGTATTTCCACGATCCCAAGTCAAAAGCCAGTGCTGCCAGTGATGCTTTCCGCGCTTCTGATGGAGATTCCATGCGATCGCAAATTCTGGAGATTCCTGATAACGCTTTGAACCATCAGGATTATAAAAAGTCCGTACATACGGCCCCCATTCACTAGGCAAAAACTTATGCCAGTCGTGGATCGCCGATCTCCAAAGACTCACACCACACTTGCGACAGGCAAGGAAAACGTACCACTTATGACGCAGAACGTATTTAAGATAAGCGAGGTGAGCTTTCACTGGTCATTATTCAAAATCCAGCAACGCGGATCGAGATCCGCCCGAACTTCCGGCTTCAGGTGGTGCAAAACGATGTCTAACGGGCAATGGACCTTGGTTTTCATAGGGCATAGGCAAGCCTTGCATACGCGCAGATCTGAGTCCCGGCTGGTTTCGAGCTTCAAATCCTGGCGCGCTTCGAGCCCCTTAGCGATCACTCTGCCTGCCTGTTCGACAAACCACTGCAAGGCTGAGTCATCGCCGGGCCGGTTCTTGGTGTTTTGTGGGCAGTCGGCGCACGTTGCGGCGCGCTTTTCCGCTATCGGAGGGTCGACCGCAGGCTTGCCGGATGAAAACCACTCAAGGATCGGACCGGCGCCTTGAGCTACGCGGATTATTCCCGTGCTACCTGCCGCAACAGCCACCGCCTGCGGCTGCGGCGCCAGAAAAGACGGTGGCGGCGATGGCGCGATGCTCGGAATGTTGAGCCGCGCCCGGGTAAAAGCTTCAAGCTCGTTGGCCACGGACTGAAAATCCGTTGGCAGTTTATGGTTGATCGTCACGGCTGGGTTGGCCTGACGGTGCTTGATGATGTTCACCGTTTGCTGGTCAAACGTCATGTTTACCGGGTAAGGCGCCCACCAGTTAGTCTGCGGCTGGTAGAACTGCCAACCGCCGTTTGGAGTGGTATGCCTATCAAAGGATGGCGTCATGCGCTGTAGTTTATCTCTGCTTTTTTCATAAAGTCCCGTCTTTTTTTGATCTCCCGTTCCAACCAGTTATCCACAACCGTTTTTGCTTCGGCGCCGTCCCGCATGTTTTCAATCTGGAAACCACGGCGGCGGGCGCCTTCAAGACCGGTGACAAGGCAATCGAAATTGTCGGGGCTCTGCTTGGTCCGCACCTTCATTTCCGCCTTGGTTTCAACCTCCATGCGGGGCGGGCTGCCCTTGGTCTGCTTCCAGATCCGCTTGGTGCCTTCCTCGGCGGTCTCGTTATCCAGGCCGCGCATTTGCTTTGAGAGAATGGTATAGCGCGCACTCATCCAGAGCTCGGTAACAAACTTCGAGTATTTCTCGACGCAAAGGAGCAGGCGTCGGGTATCCTCCTCGCCGTCCCAAACAAACTCATCCTTCGAGACTGGCCGATCGGTGGCAGGCCCGCCAAAGTCGACGGCGTTGACCTCGATGCTCCAGTGCTTTGCCAGTTCGACCGCCATCGTTGCGCGTCCATCGAAATAGAAGTTGGACGGAGGCACCCCCAGGCCGGTGAAGTAGAGATTGCAGAACTTGGCGATCTGCACCTCTGGCCGGTCCACACTGGCAAGGGCGCTGATTTTCACCGGCACAATATCGGGCTTGTGGCAGAAGAAAATCGACACGCCGTCCACGTCCCGGCCGTACTCGAAATGCCGGACCACGCAGCGATCGCCGCCGATACCGCTATAAGCCGCGTCCAGAGCGCCTATGTGTGTCCGTTCGGACCCGTCCCAAACAACATCCTCGAAAGCGTGCCCGGCTTGGCACATTTGCCACGTAATAACCTTTAGCTTTTCCTGGCCAGGAGTGGGCTTGCCGACTGCCTGACTGCGAAAGAGCGGCGAGTCCTCGGTTTTCTCCGCTTTCAAGACCGCCTCGATTTTCTTTGGGCCGATCAAGTATGGGTAGCGCGGCTTCAAGCCAATCGGGGGATCGAAGTTGGGAGAGTCGCGTCCATCGTAAGCAATCACCCAGGCGCCGTACCATTGGCTGCGCCATTCCTGAGTCTTTTTGGTGTCCTCCCATCCAGCCCAGCCGCCAAGCGGTTCGGCGGCAATGCAGAGCGGATCTTCAATGTCAGTTGGGTTACCGGCCAGGAGACCTTTGAACTTGGGTTTGCCGTACCAATTGGCGTAGGCATCGAGGAACGCCCTGGACATGAAGCTAACCTCATCCCCGGCGTGCCCCAGGCGCCCGCAGTCGGTCGGCTTCACCCCGGCATAAGCCCCCAGGCCAACCCATGTATCACCCTTCTTGCAGGGGACAAAGATAATCCCCCGGGTAAGCAGACGTCCCATACTTCCATCATCGGTGATGTCATCGCCGCTGATGCAATGGCGCGATTCGAGCACAGTGCCCGGCAGCCAGGGGTGAAGATCCCGGGCTTTATTGAACAGGTGCTTAATGCCGCCCCAAATGCGGAGCTCAGAACCACGCAGTTCGGTCGAGCTCACCATCCAAAGGCAATCGGGGTGGTGTGCCCACCAATCGCATAAAACAAACTCGCCGATGATATGAGTCTTGCCGGTGTCCGAAGCGCCCATGAACACGTTGATTTCCTCCTCGCAGATCCGCTTCAGGCCCATGGTCCGCCAACGGTGCCAATCGTCATTGGGCCAAAGCATCTTCATGGCCTCGAAATAATGGTGATGCAGGCCTTGACCGTAGCGTATTCCGTTGATTTCGATGTAACCATCTCCGCGAATGAACGCAAAATGACCCGTCAAAGGGTGGCCATCGAGGTTAAGCCCATAAAAATCTGCCATCCCGTTTAGAGTTGCATTTTGCAATATGCAAGTCAAAGGTCTGCCATGGCGCACGAAACAGTAAGCGCGGACGGGAGCTTTGATTTCAGTAGTGGCGTGGACTCCTCGGCTGTATCAACGATCCAATCGGCGCTCAACCCTAATGGACTACAGCGATCGCAGTTGGCCTGGATGGTGAACGCCAGTTGCCGGGATGGTGCCATCCTCCAACGCCCCGGCTGGCAGCCCAACAATCGAGTTTCAGACGGTAAAAGCCTCTACCAGGGTGGACTACTTTATCAACCGCAGGACGGAATTAGTCAGCCCTACCTGTTACTGCTGATTGGCGGGCGCCTGCTGAAGGTGAACTTCGACGGCGGGTCAGTGACAGATTTGAACACGGCTTTTGGGGTAGCTCCGTTACCGGCCACGGTTGATCAGGCGTTCTTTGTTCAGGCGCAAGAGTTCGTCATAGTCCAGGCCGGGGACGGGGTTACCTTGCCCACCTTTTGGGATGGTGGTGTCACTCCTGGCGGATTCGGCCTGCGTAAAAGTAAAGGGATAACAAATCCGGCTGTGGCGCCGGGCACGCCAGGGGTCAATGAAATACCCGCCGCAACGTGCATGGATTATTACATGGACCGGCTCTGGTATGCCCAAGGCAAAACCCGTTCAGCCGGCGACATGGTTAAAGGGCCATCAGGGACGGCGGTTTACAACTTTAGGGACGCCATCTTAAACGTCACCGAGAGCCCGTTGGTTGTCGGCGGAGATGGTATCAGCCTGCCCGACGAGGCCGGGAACATTCGAGCCCTGAAGCACGCCGCCAACCTCGATACCACATTGGGCCAGGGCCAGCTTTTCACTTTCACGCGCAAGGCGGTCTATTCGCTCGATGTGCCAGTGACACGGACCGACTGGCTCAACACGACCAAGAACAACCAGCCAAAGCAAAACGTCGCATTGCTGGTCAATGGCTCGGTCAACGATCGGACGGTGGTAGCCTCCAACGGCGACTTGTTTTTTCAATCCCTGGAGCCGTCGATCCGGTCCTTATTCCAGGCCCGGCGCGATTTCGGAATGTGGGGCAACGTACCATTGTCGAGGAACGAGAACCGGATCTTGAGGTTCAACAACCGCGCCTTAATGCGCTTCTGCTCGGGCATCCAGTTCGACAACCGGATCTGGCAAACGGCGTTGCCACAAATAAATGGAACCGCAGGGGTTACATGCCCGGCTGTTGTGCCGCTGGATTTCGACGTCATCAGCACGTTTCAAAAGCGACTACCGCCCGCCTGGGAGGGGCACTATGACGGTCTGGACATTCTTCAGCTTTTTGTCGGCGACTTCGGCGGGCTCGAACGCGCCTTCGCCGTAGCGGTCTCCAGGGTGGATAAGTCGATTGAAGTTTGGGAGCTCACCACGTCTAACCGGCGCGAGAATGGTGACAACCGGGTAGTGTGGAACGCGGAATTTCCTGCCTTCACCTGGGGAAAAGAGTTTCAACTAAAACAGCTTCAGGGCGGCGAGGTGTGGGTTGATAAAGAGTTCGGCACGGTCGAGATGACGTTAAATTACAGGCCGGACGCTGACCCCTGTTACAAGCTTTGGGCCAAGACCTCATTTTGCGCGGCGCGCAGTTGTGCTGAGGATGTCAACAACCCAGTATGCTATCCCCTTGGGCCTACTTACCGAGAGGGCTACTGCTTCCCCATTCGGTTCGGCAAACCCAAAGGACCATGCGCGCCCGACTCGTGCAACTTCCGGCCATCGGATATTGCCTACCAATTTCAGCCACAATTGATCATAAAGGGTTGGTGCCGCATCCGTGGTATCATTCTTTATGCGTCAGATTACGAGCAAGACCTTTACCAACGAGTTTCCCCGGTCAACGGCGGCGGGCTGCTCCTGACTCCATCGACCCCTTGAGTTATGGCTGACATACCTTGTGCAAACCGGATAATTTGTCCCGGCCCAGCCCAAACGCTGGACGGTGACGACCCGATCACCAACTATTCCTCAGAGCAAGTTGACGGAGTTGATTTTACCGTAATGTCCTGGCCGATCGCTGATCCTACTGATCCTTTCAATCCCACCGATCCAACAAACCCGCCCGTTGACTGCACCTCGCCGACCTCAGTCGAGGACGCGGAGCTTTGCGCTATCGCGATACCCCCAAGCGATCCAACGCTCATGGGAATTGGGGACAGAGGATCTATCTTTCATAGTTCGGCGCAAAGCTGCGCCTACACTTGTCCGGATGGAACAGCCTTTCTGTGGCGGGTGCCCCCCGGCGCTTTTGTGGACTTCAGCCAATCCGCCGCAGATCAGCGCGCCGCCGCGTTTGCCTGTAAGCAGGTATTGCAGAATGCGGTTTGCTTCTCGGTACAATCGACAAGCGCGTGCCTGGGAGCTTTCTTTCTTTCGGTTATCTCGGCCAGTGGAGGCTTTACCCCTTATGCGATCAAACTGGTAGCCGGAACGCTGCCGCCTGGGATCGGTTTCGTGCAGGACACTCCTGGCACTGCCTTCTTTAGCGGTGTGCCCACTACGCCTGGGGTTTACCCGGTGGCGATCGCGGTCAATGACAGCCACGGCAACATAGTCACGCGCACGATCACAATTTCAGTCCTGGCGATCACCAACGCCAGCACCATGCCACTGCCTTCAGTCGGCAGCTTTTACAACACGCAGCTAATCGGCGCCGGTGGTGTGGCCCCTTACACCTTCTCGGGTGGTGCTGGCCTGCCGGGCGGCTTAGTTTTGCAAAGTAACGGTTTTGTTGTCGGCAACCCGGTGGCGCCGATTGGCACCGGATTTACGGCGACAATAAGGGATGCCCTTGGCAACTCCTGCGATTTTGCAGTGACCTACCTTGCGGCAAATTGTGACTTCTTCAACGGCTTGGTTTGGCTTGCCCCCAGTATTCAACTACCAATCCACAATCCCCCCAACAGTGGAAACGCTACAGTAACTCACCCAGGACCAAACTCCGTCCTCATTAACGGGGCTTGCTTCATTAACGGAGTAGGAGATTTTCAAACTGCTATTAACCAAGACGCACTGGTAAACACCAACGGTTTCACTGGCAACTGCAAAATCACGGTTAATGCAAATATGTCGTCCTTTTGGGGTTACCGGGTTTTCATCATGGACCCGACTTTTTCGGTGAGCTATTACGACATTCCATTTGCGATCCACGCTGGCGGCATCTTATCAACCAGCTTCACCTTTCCCGTCCCAGCGATCCCGCAAATCGGAGTCAGCATCCTCCTGATCTATGGAAATAACAATGTGGTGGTTATCGCAACAGGGAGTTTGCAGTTGGACTTCGGAAGCTAAAAGGAGTAAAGCACGATCATGCAAAGGCCAACCTTCTCAATGCTCCGGAGCTCAAGCTTCCCCCGTGCGCTCGGTTTGTGCGCCACGGACTTCAACGATGTGCGCGAGGGCGCCAATGAATGCACTGAACGCTTGATCTTCGATCCACTGTCACCGGATGAGGGTTGGGTTGGTGGTTGGGCCAAGTATGCGTTCAGTGTACAGCCGACTTCGCCGCCAAGCGGGTTCGCCTATTTGACCACGCCGCGTGAAGTGGCCCGGCTCATCGGCATTGACATTTGTTCGATCCCGATAAAGCTGCGGAATGGCTTTTACGAGTTTCTGGAATTTGGCCGGGGATTGCAGCCACGCGCTTCCGCGTGCGGCAATGGCTTGTTCTCTGGACAAAACTGCGCGTGCCAAACTGCGGGTGACTCGTTTGACCGAGACAATGTTCCGACTCTGGCAGACTTGGCCGGGGCGCCGCAATTTATCCGGATCTTTGCG